CCGCTCTCTTCGGCTGCAGCGCACAACCCGATCTCCGCCATTGATGGCGCGCCGTCAAACACCTACGGCGGCACGATTGCCGCTGCCCACACGCGCGGCGGCACCTTCCATCCCTGCTCGATCTTCATTTACGGCGCGCTGGCTATGCTGTCGATGGCGCACGCCCAGGCCGCCACCGCCACCACCTGGTGCGCCTGGTACGACCCGGCCGGCGTCACGAACTACCCCAAGGGCAATAACAACAACGCCCTCCGAGACACGAACGACACGGGGGTGCTCTACGTGTCGGACGGCTACAGCAACTGCGGCCAGACAGGCAGCGGAACGCCGATCGCCAAAACGACCCACAACGGGCAAGCCTGTGGCATCGCTGACCTCAACGGAAATATGTACGAGGTGGCGCTGGGTATGCAGTGCGTGGCCACGAGCAAGGCCGTCACGGCAATCACGCAAGCCAGCCCCGCCGTCTGCACGGCTGTTGCGCATGGCTTCGCCACGGGCGATGTGATCCTGATCGCCAGCGTCGCAGGCATGACAGCGCTCAATGATCGGCTCTACACCATCACGGTGCTCACTGCCGATACGTTCTCGCTCAACGGTGTCGATGCCAGCGCGCTGCCGGCCTACACGAGCAGCGGCACGGCCACGCACGGCACGTTTTACGCCGCAAAAACAGCAGCCCGGATGCGCGACTTCACGAACGGCGCTACATTGACCAGTGACCATTGGGGCGCAGTGGGCGCCGCTGCCAACTTCCAGCCGCTGACGCCGCGCTTTCGCACCGACTACCCCAGCAACGGCGCCGCGCAGCGGTTTGGCAATGGCGCCATGCAGGTGCTGTCGAGTGCGACAGCTGGTAATGATTGGATGCTGGCCAGCGGCGGGCAGCCTGAAGCGGGAGGCGTTGGCGCAGCGGGTAGCAATCAATTCGGCGCTGACTATTTCTATCAGCACATCCGCAACGAGTTGTGCCTGATTGCCGGCGGCCTCTGGAGCTCTGGGTCGCTTGCCGGCGTCTGGGCGGTCAATTGGGGCAACGCGCGGACGAGCTCGGATGGCATTGTGGGCTTCCGCGCCGCCTCGTACCTCTAAGACGTGAAAGGTAAATACTATGGCAACGATTATTAGCTACAAAAAAACCTTCGACGCTTACACGACCTACGAGCTGCGAACTCCTGACGACCAGGGGGCTGAAAGCTACTGCACTGAGCTGGGCACTATTGACGGCCTGACCTACGTCTCAGTGCCGCCCGGCGTCACTCTGCCCGAGCAGCTTCCCCAAGTGGCCGCTACGCTGCAAACCGTCACCCTCACACCCGAGCTGCGCGCACAGCTCAAGGCCGCTAGCCCTCGCTGCGCTCTGATCGCCGAACGCATGGTGCAGAAGATCCGTGCGCGGTACTCGATTGATGACGAGATGTTCTTCGCCCGCATTGGGTTGGGCAGCGTACTGGGCGTGTACCAGCTCCCACCCGCCGAGAAGGCGGAGATACAGGCCTTCGGCGAGTTTGTCGAAGCAGTACGGCAATGGGGGCGGGCTGAGCGGGCGAGGCTTGGGCTGTAAATCTAACCCCCGTGGGTGCGCGGGGATAACCCAATCCCCGAAGGGTCGGAGCTTAAACCCCCGCCCTGCGCAGCACCCAGCCCGGCCAAGCGCCGGGCTTTTTCTTGGTGATCACGAATGGAACTCAAGCCCATCTCCGGCCCGGCGGAAGAGCCCGTGACGCTTGCCGATGCAAAGCTCACGCTGCGCGTTGATCATGCCGAGGACGACAGCCGGATTCAGCGCATGATCGGCGCCGCCCGGGAAGAAGCCGAACAGATCACCGGCCGGCGCTTCGGGATCCAGACGTGGGAGCTTGTGCTGGACGCGTTTGAAAGCACCATCACCCTGCCAGCCCCGCCCGTCACGTCCGTCACGTCCATCAAGTACGACGACGACGCCGGCGCAGAGCAAACCCTGGCCGGCGCCGCCTACCGCGTCCGTGGATCAGAGCCCGCCACCATCTCGCCCGTCACATCCTGGCCCAGCACATTCAGCGGCCCGGCTGCGGTCCGCGTGCGCTTCCAGTGCGGAATCACATCGACAGACCCGCGCTGGAAGTCCCTGCAGTCGTGGATCTTGCTGCGCGTTCAAGGCATGTACGAAGGCCGCAGCATCGACGGCGGCGCGCTTCTGGATGCGCTCAAGGCCTACCAATGACCACCAGCAACCAACTCGACCGCCGCGTCAGCATCCAGCAGCAAAGCACCACGCAAGACGCCGCCGGGCAGCCCATCGAAACGTGGTCGTCTGTGGCCGAAACATGGGCCAGCGTCAAGTTTCCGTCCGGCCTCGGCGCCATCAAAGCGGATTCCGTCACCTCCACCGTCAAGGCTTCCGTGCGCATCCGTCACCGCGCCAACCTGCCCGACGAAGGCTTGCGCGTCCTCATCTCCGGCGTGGCCTACCGGGTTGTCGCAATCCTGCCCGTCGGTCGCCAGGAGTGGCTTGATCTGGTTTGCGAGAGGGCGGCATGACAGTCAGGTTAACCACAGACCTCGCAGGCCTTAACCGCTTGATCGACCAGCTCGGAATGGACGTCGAAGCCGCAGCGCGGCCCGCAGCCCAGGCCGCCGCCCAGGTTTTCTATGATGGGGTCGTCGCCAACGTCAACGCCCTCGGCACCGTCACCGGCAACCTGCGCCGCGCCATCTACCAAGCGTTCAGCCCCGAAAACTCAGGCCCG